TACATCATCTACAAACATCTTAAGCTTACGCATCTCTGATGCAAAGTCAATAGATAATTTGCGCATAAACTGCGCTCGTTGTTTATCATCAGCAAGTAATTTGCCTTGCTTTGGTTTCGGTAATACGAATAGTCTACTGAAGACAAAGTAGTTACCGTCGATTAATAGTGTATGTTTTCCCACTTTCATATCTTATGTTTGTTATGCTTTTCTAGTACTAATATACGAAAAATATCTGACATAGAAAAATTATTTAACACTTTTTTTAGCCTTTAATTATTCCTTGTATCTCATAAACGCAACTTAACATTGTGATTACGGGATCTATTACATGAACTCTCTGCTGTTGGTGTTTAGCTACAGAAATAATGATCTGTGGGATATGCTTAACCGATTGCAATTGTTCTTGTTGTATATATTCTATAAACTCTTCGCCTAACGATTGTAGAATATCATCGACTCTATTAGAATAATTACTAACTAGTAGTTGATAGTTTTTAGCTGGATCAGTCTCGTTAAAGATTAATTCAAATACGTCTTTATAGACTGAGTTAAATCTCTTTACATCTCCAACTGTAATATTATTTGTACCTTGAGTTTTAAACCCTTGTAATTTGTTAAGCGTAGATCTAAGATCTGGGAAGTTACGCCTAACAAATTCTACTAGAGCATCTTTCTCAATTGTCATTTCTTCCTGTTTACAAATATCATATACTCTACGAATATACTTCTTTGTTAACTCGGTCTCCTCTTCTTTATCAAAGTCAAAGTTAATGACTTCAAATCTAGATAGGATTGGGTCTGGCAACTTATTGATATAGTTACAAGTTGCGATAAATCTTGAATTGGATGCAAATTGCTCCATAGTAGCACGAAGTGCTTTAAAGAACTGATCTGATACACCATCGACCTCATCTAGGATAACTACCTTAAACATCCCAGGCCCATCCATAATTGAGACTGTAGAACAGAAATCTGTAATTCTAGTTCTAATTACATCTACAGAGGTATCTGTGGACGCGTTGATGTACAAATAAGGCAATCCAAACTGATTGACAACGGCTTTTGCAGTAGAGGTCTTACCTGTTCCTGGTGAGCCTGCAAATAGCATATTCTGGACTAGTCCGTCTTTGAACTTATTCATTACTGCATCAGGCAGTATTAGTTCTTCTAAATTTTTTGGCCGATACTTCTCGGTAAAAAGTTGGTTTATTGATTGCATACAACTATAAGTTTAATTGTTATAGTATCAGATGGCTAAAATGTTTCATAGATAAATATACTATATGAGTATACGAATTGAGAAGACAGGAGGCCCATGGCCAGCAAACCGATACGGTATTGTTCTAAAGTACTTACCAAGATTCTTAAGAAAGTTTCTAATAACTCACAGGAATCTTGCTAAATGGTCTGATGATGACCAATTCATGGAATGTGTTTTAAAGATACAGCGACCGAATTCTAGAACTAATACTAAGATTTATTGGGATGTGATAAATGATAGAGCAATAGATGAAAAAGGTCTAGAGCGTTCCTATAATACTATTGATTGGTATTGCGCCATTTCACTTAAACCTATTAGGGCTAAGTTTATGAATTTCGATTTAAAGAATTTCATACACCCTGAATATTACGATGTCTTAGAAGCGCCAATGGTGGATAGTCGTATACTTAAATCATCAGTTGACTTTCGCAAGAAATGCAAAAAACTCCTGCTCGCAGAACGAGAGGAGTTTCTTAAACTTGCTAAAAAGAACGCTAAGTCTAATTTATCTACTTAGAATTATTTTCATTTTATCAGCAATTGACATTGACTCATGTAATTCAATTTTCTGATTTATACCTAAGTCTTCTTTTAAAGACTCCCAAGTTAATTCTTTAGATTCGTTCTTGGTTTTTTGTTTTTTCTTAATTTCATCGAATTCTCCCTTCTTAACTGCTTTTAAATCTTTTGCAGCCTGGTCTACATCCGTTTGATCTTGAGGAATCTCTTTATCTTTTAATTCATTCTCTCTATCTTTAAGATCTTCTTTTTTCTTTTTCAGATCTTCAATTTCATCTTTTGCAACTTGTACTGCAGCTTCTTGGTCAGAAGATTTAGCCTCTTCGACTTCTTCTTGTGAACTCACAGCCTCTTGATAATTTGATTTTGCAGATCCAACATCGGCCTTTGCATCTTCAATCTCAGTAGCATCTCCGCCAAGCTCAGCTTTAGTTAATTTAGCTTGTGCAATTTCTAGTTTTTTTGACATAACATCTGGGTGGTTTCTTGAATTTAATTTATCCATTAAACCCGGTAGTTCATCTTCTAACTTCTTAATTTGATCGTCCACTTTCTCAATATCTTCTGCACTAGGTGGATCGGAAGCCGCTACGGTTTCTTTTGCTTTTGTAATATCACCATCAACCTTTTTAATTGCATCAGGTATTTCTGCTAATTCTTTCTCATCATCTTGTAATGACTTTTGAGCAGAAGCTAATTTATCTTGAGCCTTTTTAATTTCTGGATTTTCAGGTTTTTCTTCTTTTCCATCATCTTTCATTAACGGATTCTCATTTGTATCAGATTTACCATCTTCAGTACTGCCAACTTTAGAATCTTTCTTTTCGTAATCTTCGCCCTTTAATGCAGCTCTTTGAGCCTTTAACTCTTCTAGGTAATCTTCTAAGTAGAAAATACCTTCTTGTGTTTTATCTTCTTGTTGTTTCGCTGCCGCTAGCTCTGCCTCTAATTTACTTTTTTGTTCCGGATTTGCGTCTGCTAGATCTTTCTTAATATCAGCAATTTTAGATTGTACAGGTGCAAGATCCTCATCCTTTTCTCTATCAATTTCAGTTTGAATTTTCTTAATATCCTCTTCTAACTTAGGATCGACATCTTTTGAAAGCTCTTTAATAGCTTCATCTGCCTCTTTAGACTTGGCTCCCATTTTCTTAAGCTCATCAGCAGCCTCTTTTGCAGCATCTGATTTACCCTTTTCTTTTGCAATTCTACCCTTTTCTCTTAGGCCTTCTAGCTTTGTTTCGTTAACAATTTTCTTTTTAGTATTAGCATAAAGATCTCCTTCGCTACCACTTGGCATATTCTCCTCATACTTCTTTAGGTCTTCATTAGCATCTTCTAAAGCTTGTTTTGCCTGCTCTTTTACCTCTTCGAATTTTTCACTAAGATCTGACTTCTTCTCTTTAAGTGCTTTAATTGTGGCAATTGCTTTTTGTTTGATTGCATCCTTTTTAGGACCAGCAGCTTCATCCCTAGCACGCTTCATTTTATCAATAGAAGCTTCTATTTTTTTTACTGCATCATATTCTTTAGCAGCAATAATATCTGCATTAGCATTAGAAAGTAAATCTTTATATTTACCTTTTAATAGAGCTATACCCTTTACGAAGTTGGCCTGTTTCTTAACCCATCCTAAGATTGCGTCTAGGCTTTCGTTTAGTGGTCTATTTTCTTGAAAAAAAAAATCTTTATTTACAGTCTCTGTTATTTGCTTTGATAGTGTTTCTAAATTAGTTAGAATTTTATCCACATCTGCAATAATTTCTGCTCGAACCTTATCTCCTGTAGATTTAACAGTTTTATCAACTGATATAGAAGATGTGTTAGCATTACCTAAGGGTGCGACATTTTGGCCTGGGTTTGAAACCTCACCTGCAGCAAACTCTTCAAATAATTTTACTTTATTGGTTTTAATCATTTTTCGATATATGTGTTTGTCTATGTTTTATATATCTAGATGTTTTTGCTTAATTTTTTATATAAAAAAAGGCCCTCAAAAAGAGGGCCTTTAATATAAAGTTACTAATTGTTATTTAGATTATAGTCTAAAAGCGCCAACAGTAAATTTCTCGTATTGAGTTTGTGGGTGGAATCCAGCTTCAACTAATGCGTATCTAGATTTTACAGCTACTTTCGGAGCCATAGTACCTTCAACGATAGCTTGTACTGATTCAGCCATTAAGTAAGGCATGAATACAAGACCTGGACCGTTACCGTCACCTTTTCTACCAACTAATACTTCACCAGAGTCAAATGCAACTGAAGGGTCAGTATAGATGTTAATACCTGCTACAGAACCTAAAGGATAGATTGAACCTGCAACTTGGTTAACAGTGTTAGCCATTGGGTAAGCAACGAAACCTGCTACAGATTGTAAAGCAGATGCCATTTTACCACCTACAACAGCGAAGTTACCTGCACCTCTTCTACCGTTTTGCGCGATTAAGTTCGCAGCAGCAAGGATTGAAGTTAAGATAGCTCTGTGTTGGTCAGCGATAGTTTCACCACCAGATAAAGCACCAGCAGCAGGAATAGTAAATCCTAAACCGTTAGTAGAACCAGCGATTGATCTCATCTTAGTTAAGATGTGGTTGTTGATAGACTGAGTTAATTCGTTAGTTAAAACTGCTTCTACTTGAGCAACAGCGTCAACACCGAATTGTTTTAGATCTTGAACTTGCTCTCTAGTTACAGCAGCAGCTACTTGGAAAGTCTCTGCAGAAACTGATTTAGAGAATAAGCTTAAGCCCATTACTTTGTCTGGAGTTTGTTCCCCAACACCTCTATCAAAAGGAGAACCAGCGTCATCAGCACCAGAGAAACCAGGAATATGGTCTTCTAAAGCTTTTACTAATTCAGCACCAGCATATCTGTCAGTAATAACCTGACCAGCATCTAATGCATCAACGATTCTGATGATTGCTTTACCGTCGATTCTTGAGAAACCAACTCTTACGTCAGTTCCTACTTTATCTGAATTTCCGTCACCATACTTGATGTAAGTTGGAGTTGTTGAACCAGCTACTTTACCACCTTCGTATACGAAGTCTAGGTAAGATAAAAGACCCATTGGTCCAGCCATAGGTACAACAGGTACTAGGTCTAAACCGATTGTTTGAGCAGCAACTTGCATTGCTAAAGGTAATAACGTTGGTGATTTGTCACCTGAACCGTTGTCACCTGCACCACCTTGTGCAGTATTGTTACCTCCTGGGAAGCTTGTTGCTCCCATACCAAAGATGTTACCAGCAGTGCCTAAGGCCATGATGTTTGCATCTTCATAAAGCTTGTGATTGTGGCAGTATTCTGACATCCAAGCTAGCTTTGAGCTTTCGTTAATTCCAGTTGCTTCTTCGATAATCGGAGACCAAGTGTTTCTAACTTCAGCTTCATTAATTAAATTTGCCATTTTGTTAAATTGTTTTTTTAATGGTTTTGTTTAAGCGTTCATTTCTGAACTCGACTTGCTTGGAGTTTCTGCTTCTTACTCCTTTATCGTCGATTAATTATATATCTTTACTTTTTAAATCTTTTCTTTAAGCTCTCAGCGTAGCTAGACACATCGTAAAGTGGCTCGTTCTTCTTCTCAGCTTTAACTGCTGATTCGTTAACAGGAGCTAACTTTTCTAGGTCAACTTTTACCTCTCTTAGATCTCTAGTTTCCCAGAAGTTTCTAACTTGATACTCAGTTTTTAGAGTATGGTATTTTGATTGAGCTTTGATTTGATTTTGTTTAGACTCAGAAAGAGCTTCGAACTTTTCTTTGTACTCTGCAGGAGCTGCAGTGATAAAGAATGGTTCAGCTGTTTTAGCTTCTACAACTGCTTCAGCAGATTCAACGATTGCGTTGATTTCGCCTTCAGTCATAAAACCTCTTTTAGCAACTCTTTGTCTAACTTCAGTTTTAGCATCTTCGTTTAGAGCGTTATATTTATCTTGAGTTGTGCTAGATACAACTTTAAAGAATGATGGATTTTCATTTTCTTTAACTTGTGCAGCCTCAACTAGAGCGTCTAACTTAGATGAAATTTCTTTTTTGTAAGTATCTAAAGCAGATTCTTCAACTTCTTCAGTCTCTTCAACTTCTTCAGTTTCTTCAACTTCGTCTTCTTCATTAGTTTCGTCTTCAACTACTTCTTCAGTTTCAACTACTTCTTCAGTTTCAGCAACCTCTTCTGCTTCTTCTTCAGTAACTTCGTCTTCAACTACTTCTTCAGCACCTTCGCCAGCTTCGTCTTCTTCTTCAACTTCTTCAGTCTCTTCAACTTCACCTTCTTCGTGATGTGCTTCTTCAGTTTCTTCAACTTCTTCAGTTTCTTCAACTTCTTCAGTTTCTTCAACTTCTTCAGTTTCTTCAACTTCCTCAGTTTCTTCAACTTCTTCGCCTTCTTCTTCGACTACTTCTTCAGCACCTTCACCAGCTTCGTCTTCTTCAGCAACTTCTTTAGTTTCTTCAACTTCAGTAGCTTCTGTTTCTTCAACTTCTTCTTCAGCAACCTCTTCAGTTTCTTCAACTTCTTCTTCAGTTACTAAGTTTTCGTTGATTTGAGTAGCAATATATTCTGCATACTCAGAAACGTTCTGTAGATTTTCTTTCAAATACTCTACATAAGATAATAAGTTCTCAGAAGTTTCAGTACCTTCATTATATTGTTCAGCCAAATAGTTAGAAAAATCTTTAACTTTGCCAACAGCTTCAGCTAAATGCTCAGAGTATTGAATACCTTGATCTAATTTTTCTGCTACATTTTCTGTATATGAAATACCTTGATCGGCTTTTTCAGCTACATGCTCTGTATATTGGATTGACTCGTCTAATTTGCCAGCTAAATACTCTACGTATTCTGAGAGAGTATTAACGCGCTCGACGATGTGGTCGTTATGAGACTTTACGTTCTCTAACGTGTTATCTTCGCTATTCGCTCCGATAGACTCTTTAATGCCTTTAATTTCGTTAGCTAAGTACTCAGAATACTTGTGGAAATCTTCAGCCTTTACAAATTCTGCCATGTTTTTATTATTATTTGTTTCTATATTGGTTTCTGTAATTTCTTGTGCTACTTCAGGAGCTTCTGCGCCCTCGCCGTTCATTTCGTAGATCCATAGACCTGAGTTATCATCAAAGCCATAAGATTCATTTACTCTCTTTAACTCAGCATTAGCGAATCCAGGATCTGCTACTAAGTCGTAAGTAAATAATTGCTTGATTTTAACTTTACCGTTAGATTCAACGGCACCAGCTGCTCTAGAAGAGATTTGTAAAGGTACTCCAGCATCAACAAGAGCTTTAGCTTGTCTACCAGCATCAGTATCTAAAAGTCTGATTTTACCTTTAACGTGTTTGTTATCTTTGTCGTAATAAAGTTCTTCAATAATGTGTGAAACATTCTTAAGAGAAACATCAAACTGTTGTGGGTGATCTAATTCACCTAATAGTTTAGAAGATTTAATCTTATCTTGTAATTGCTGAATTTGAGGAACATACTCATCTTCAGTGTAGATACGATTATTTTTATTCTTGGAGTCAATTTCTCCAAAGATACCTTCTAGAATGTACTCTTTGTTTTCACCTTCAGCTACTTTTAACTGAGATGAAGACATTTCTACGATCAATAAGTCGTTTTTGTTTGCCATATCTATGGTTTATCTATTTTTATTATATATCTTGTTGTATTATACAAATATCTTAATATCTTTTAGACGCCTGCTAATGGATCTTCTTCTCCGCCACCAGCATCTGCTTCGGCTTCTTTCTCTTCTTCCTTCTCTTGCTCAGCGTCCTCTGCCGATTTATCTAAATAATATGCTACTAGAACATCCATCTCACCTTCAGCGAAAGCATCTACTCCATACTCTGCATAGAAGTACTCTTTAAATTCGCCCTCTGTTTTAGAAGAAGTAATAACTCCTAATATTTCAGCGGATTTGATTGTAGGGCCAGAATCTAATTTTAAGTCTTCGACATAAATTTTAGAGTCTTCACCTGCCTTCATAGCATCCTCTGCTATAAAATCTTCAAAGGTTTTAATTATTTTAAAATCGTTTTTCATAATTTATATATCTCTTTTTCTGGCGAATCTAGGTTAAAGTGCATTCGGGTCCTCTTTCTCAGGCTCCTCTGCATTATCTTTAGCCTCCTTTGCCTTATAGGCTTTGTTAGCTCTAATCTCGTCGTCAGTTAATTTTAAGTATTTAGTTACTAGATATTCTTGGTCGAAATAGTATTCTTCTTCCATAGTTTCTGGATTAGTTGTCATTAGAGAGTCTCTCATGCTTGCGATAAAGTCTAATCTCAATTGCATGATTTCTTGCTCTTTTAATTCTGCAAATACATTCTCTTCATTATATCTTAAGGCTACTTGAGTTTTAAACTGTGGATCGTCCACAAACTCTGGGTACTTAAGACACATTTGAATATAAAGTGGTTTTACTAATATCTCTTGGAAGACTGATCTTAAACGCTTGATAAATTTACCAAACTTAATCTCATCTCTTACCATACCGTCACCGGCTAGTGCGTAGTCACCACCATCATCTTCATATAAGAATCTATTGTAAGGAATTTTTGAAACCTCTTTTAATTTATCTGAGAAGTATTTAAGTGCTTCAGTGTCTGATAGATCTGGGCCATCACCACCAAGGGTTTCAATTTCTGGTGTTTCTCCATCTTTAGAAGGTAACCAGTATTCTTTAGAGAATTGTAACATTGGCTTACCATCAGTTTGTAATGTTCCTGATTCAAAGTCAAAGTCTACAACTTCTTTATAGTTATTCATTAGCTGTGCCAATGATTGTTTTGCTCTTGTTTTAGATTTACCACCAACAGGTATAATAAACTTCATTCTAAATGAAGCGTTAGTTACTGCCCATACCACTCTGGTGTGTTCCATAATTCTTAGTAAGTTAAAAGATCTTACTAGTCTCTCAACGTAACTTACTCTTGAAGCAGTTGAAAGGGAAGAATATGAAATGTAAATAATTTGAGAATCATAAAGTACTCTCTCCTTTACAGGATCGTCTTTATATTGAATCCATACTTTCTTACCATCATCTTTATTGTAACCTGGCATTAGAGTAATTGGATCGATCTCTTTAAAACCTATAATCTCTTTTTGATCTGGGGAATAAATTATCTCAAACGATAAGTAACCATCAACTAGGAACTTTCTAAAGAAGTACCATGCTGATTGTTCACCATTAAATCCAAAGTAGTGATAGATTTGTCTAAAGTATTTGTTCAGGTCTTTATTAACCTGGTCTGAGACATCAAGTCCCATAATCTCTGGTTGTGCAAAGAAGTTTTTATCATCATATACCACTGCCTCATCACAAAGAATATCTAGAATATCTTCAACCTCATCATTCATTGAGAATCTTCTCAACTCATCTCTCTTACCTGGATAATCAATGTCAAAGAAAGGTACATTCTTCTTCATGTTGATGTCACCCATTGATAGTGCTGCAAACGCACCATAGATGTCATCATTATCTAAACCAAATGGATTCATTTCCTTATAGCCAAATTGGTCTTCCATTGGACCAATAGCTTGGGATTGACGTAGAACCATATCATCATAGCGCATACCAAAAGAACTTAGCGTCTTCAGTGCACCTGAGAGGCTAAATGGTCTTGTGTTAGAACTAAGTGGTCCGTTTCTTTTATCTGCAAATCCTGCCATAATATAGTATTATTTCTGTTTTATATATCTCATTTATTTAGGTGGTTTCTGAAGGCTGCTCTAATCTTACCAACTGATGAGTTGTTTAACTCTAAAAAGTCACATAAGGCTATTCTTGCCCAATGCTCATAAGATACCACCTGTTGTTGTGATTTACGACTAGCTTTATATTGTCTAATCGCAAAATCAAAACCATAACGTTGTAAAAACGCTTTTGCACCTCTATAACTTAATGATAGTGGTGCTTGAGCTCTAGCGTTCTCTGCCTTAACGCCACTAGTCTGCCCATTAATATATTGTTTGTATTGTTCGTATACAAAATCTAAAAGCTGTTCTTTGATAGGTACTGGTAACATGTTTAAATTAATACCCATATCATTACCTGAATCTGATGGGTCTAAAGCTAATACTACTGGATTACTATCCCACCAAAATGCTGAAACTGGATTTTCATATCTAAAAACATATATTTTTCCAGGTTCAAATCTTCGCATCGATCTAGCAACCGATTTTACTCTTATAGATTTAGATGTACTTTGGAACCATTCTTCTGCATCGGATGCAGCCCTTCTCTTTCCGCCAGCTTCTTTACTTAATGCCCTTATGTCTTTTAGTACCTGTCCCATTACTTAAGAGTTTTTTCTGTTAGGACAATAAACCTCCAACCCCTATTTTCACACCATGCATTTGCATAGGCGTATTTGTCTCTGTTCTTAATATATTGTTCAGCTAAAAATTTATATGAATTAAGTGCCTTTTTAGATTTAGTTTTTGGGGGAAGTGGTTTCTTAATCTGGGCTTCTGGTTTTATTTCAACCAACCACTCTACAGGGCCTTCATCGCCCTGGCCCTTTGTCTTCATATAGAAGTCTGGGTAGTACTTATGTTCTTTCTTGTCCATTGTAGACCTGTACTTAATCGTAACAGGCTCGCTGGACCACTTTAATACGTTATCTTTCGTATCACACATAATCATAAACTTTCTTTCCCAAGAGGAACGATAAATGATCGGAGTTGGTCCGATATATCTGTCAGGTTTTTCTGGGTTAAAATAGCCTTGTACAAATCCTGAGTTACCGCTTGGTTTTAAGTTCTTTATTGACATTTATATGTTAAACATTCCGCCTTCCGAGCTACCGTTATTGGTGTTAATCTTATCCATAGAAAGTGTGTTTTTATATTTCTGTGGATGTAGTTTATTCCAACCCTTAGCGTAACCACGCTTTGCTATTTCTGTAAAATATGCAAATGCATTAGTATATTTAGGATTGAAGTTTCTCCAATACTTTAATAGGTCTAAAATAGCAAATTGTAGACAATCATTTTTATCATCTGAATTTAGATATACTAATCTATTTATTGCTCTTTCAGCCAGAAGTATTAACATTTTCTCTGCGTCGGGCGTTAACTTATCCGCCTCTTTTGAGAGAACAATTTGATCGTATAGATCCCTATTGTTTAAGTAATTCTTTTTTCTTGGCACGTTTCGTTCTAATTATTTACTAATTATATGAAAAAAAGCCCATTTGTTTCGAAATGGGCTTTTCTAAATTTAAAATTAAAATTTAAAACAATTATACGTTGTCTTCTTGTGAAATATTAATCTTGTACTTTTCTACTCTGAATGGTTTGTTCTCTATGAATACAGTTAAAATATCATTCTTACCTGCTTGATTAAATTCAACAGCATCAACTTTAACCTGCGCGTCTTCTGGTAAACCGTCAACCTCACCTTTTAAAGATGCATTTACATAACCATCCTCAATACCTAATTGTTCTTCTTCTAAAACCTTTAAATCTGATTGGATTTTTTTAATTTCAGTTTCGATTAAATTATCTGCAGCTTTAATATCTGGTAATGTTCTATCAGCTTCTGCTAATCTACCTCTTTGGTCGAATAGGAAGGATAACATTTCTTTATATAGGTTAATCTTATCATCTTTTACTCTACTAACACTAGCAGCAGCCTCTAATAAATCAGAAAACTGTTCAGTTATATCTGCACCTGTTTCGGTTGCAACATACTCAACAGCAGCATCTGCTAATAGTTGTTGGAATTTATCTAATTTAGTATCTTCGTTTACTCTATAAGTATACACTCTATTTTCTGCTCTCATTGCTAAAACTGTAACTTGACCAGACTTAGATTCTGTTAAGAAATCTAAAACCTTAAAAGTATCAAAGTTTTCTGAAGCTAATTGAAACATCTCTAAGACTGCTTTATCCTGGTATTTAATATAACCAACATTAAAGAATCTTTCTGATAATCTCTCTTCATTACCCATTGTCACTTCAATATTACCTGCAAAGAATTTACCTGATTCTTTGTTATATCTAAAGTTAATTGCAATTGGAGAAGATTTAGCCTCTTCTATTTTAGCTTGAGTAGCATCTAGTTCTTTGGTAACTTCTGTTAGAGCGTCACCCTTTTTACCAGCTAGTTTTAATTCTTTTGCTTTACCTTCTAAAAAGGAAGCAGTTTCATTTAATTCAGATAAAGCATCAAATGCTTCTACAGCACCCTCTTCTACTTTATTTAGAATTTGTTTTCTATTATAGTCATATAAAAAAGAGATGCCTTCGTTAGTAATTTCGAAAGACTTATTAGCAGCAACTAGGCTATTAAATAAATCATTATTCTCATCAACCTTCTCAATATGATTGCCTGTAATTTTAAAGTTAGCACCTGCCGCATGAAATAGGAAACCTTGTCCTTGTTCTAAAATAGGCGATGTTAATTCTTTGTTTATTGAATTTGTCATTTCAAATTATTTATGTTTTCTTATACTATATATCATCCAAATTTCCTTTCACAGTGAAGTTATCACCGAAGAGCGCTGAGTTAGGCTCATCCTTAGGTGGGACGACTATATTACTATTTCCAATTGTAAACATTCTATTCGATTGTTTCTTACGTCTAGATACTCTCTTAATCTGAGTTTCTGTATTCTGTAGATTACCTAAAGTGGCTGCTACTGCTGGATCTGAGCAACTTAAACCATCTTCAACTTTTATCCATTCAATACCGTTTGATTCCCATTTAGCAGGATAATAACTATCATAATAAACATTAGGTGTAAAACCTGGATCGATAAACCCATTTGGATTTTCATAATCACCACATACAGCATTTGCATAATTAGTTCTTGTATACTTTCTATAAGTATCTTCTTCAAAATCAAATGAAGGTATAAACGAATTAATTTCTAAACTAAATGTTATTTTATGGTTTGCTTTATCATCAAATGAATATTCAATTGGACGTTCTTGTGTATAATCTTCTGGCATCATATACTCAGATGAGATTCTATAAGTACCCTCTTCTAAATGTCCAGCATCCACATGATAAAAATTAGCCTTATACATTTTTTTAACAATAGCCTCAGTAACTTTAAATAGATCTAACTGACTTGATACTAAAATCTCAATATCGACTCCTAATACTACTGGAATCATCTCAAACTCAGCGACAAAGCCTTCCATTAGACCCTGCTCATTCATCATCGAGTATT